CTCCTCCAGCACCCAGAACACCACGTCCTCGGCCAGCCCGTCGCCGTCGAGGTCATAGCGATCGAACACAAGCAGCCGCGTCAGCGTGCCGTGCGCGTTGTCACTCGGCATCTTCCACTGGCTCTGGCCCTGCATCTTGTCGAGGGCCTCTTTCTTGAGGTGATCGTTCGACGGCTTCAGCATCTCTGGCTTCAGCGCGTCCAGTTCTTCCTTCGTGACAAGGTCATAGTACCCTGTCGCGGCCAAATGGCGGATCTCGTCGAGCGTCGGGTAGGACCGCAGGATCACGTGCGGGGAACCGCCCGGATTGGAAGGCCCCGGGATCTGCAGGTTCGACACACCGGCCGGCGTGATCACGTCATCGTAGTCGAACGGGATGATCACCGGACCGTCGTGCGTGACCACGGCTTTCTTCGTCACCGCCAGGACGCGGGACTCGCCGGCGTCCGTGTCGTCTTCTTCCGTGTAGAACGACACGCGCACCTTTTCGTCGTTCTCCAGTTCGATGCACCACTCCCAGCCTTCCTCGTCATCCGGGTAGATGTCGAGGGCCTGCGGGTACTCACTTTGCACGATGCCGTTCAGGAACTGGAAGAAGTCCTCGTTCTCGCCCGGCAGCGGGTACTCCATCCGCTCGCACACGTCGCGCCGCTCTTTCACCCACGTCGTCAGCGCCGCAAAGCAGCCGTCGTTCACGTAGGAGTCGATCAGCGTGCCAATCTGCTTCTCGCCGTTGGCCTCGACGAACACCTGGTAATCAAGCAGTTTGGTGACAACGTCTTCCTTTGCCTTGTTCGCATCGCTCGCCGCCTTCGCGTTGAACACGCCCGGACGCGAGGCCATCACCGCATTGTGCAGCGTATCCTGCACGCGCAGCGATTTCTCGAGCATGTCCGGAAGGCCCATGTTCGACGAACCAACCCACGGCCAGTTCTTCTCCTCGGTCCACATGCGGAACTTCGCGTATCGCTGGATGCGTCGCTGCCGGTCCTCGGCCCGCGCCTCGAGATCGTCCTGGTAGAACTTCACCACGCGCTCTGCCACCTTGCGCCGGTCAATCGTCACGGAACGCAGGCGCCTGCGGGGGCGCGGCACTTCCGGCATTGCAGCCTCGATCGGGTTCTCCGGAAGCGGCTCTTCAGCCATCATCGGATCCTGCGGCGGCATCGGCTCGTCAATCATGCTCAAGGCCGGTCATCCCTGTAAATCACATCACCACGACGCTTTGGCCTTGCTGCTGCCCGGAAGGGCGTATTCATCATGCGGCCAACATCGTTGGCACCGGTCAAAGCCTTGAACGCCGGCTGCGAGTTTAACAGGTACTTCAGCATCGTTGGATAATCGTCGTACTTGTCGCGCGGCGTCTGCTTCAGATCCCGCTCGTCCGCACGCCGGAAATTGTCCCACACGTACCGCTTCATCTGCTGCACCGTCTGCTGACAGCGCGGGTGGATGAACAGGCGCGGCCGGTTCGTGCGCCGGTCTACCTTCAGGTACTCATTGATCAGTTTGCGCCCGACATCCGTGTCATCAGCCAGGTCACAGGCCAGCCCCGCCGCGTAGAACTCCGACTGCCACGTCTTTTCACGGTCGCTCGAGGAGGGCGAGTTCCCCATGTTCGGGTCAATCAGGCGGCGCGCGATCACGGACAGCCCGTAGTACCGTTCCTGCTCCTCCACGTTCATCCGCGTGCCAACCGGGTCCGCATCGATCGCTCCCTCCGCGCACACGTAGATGTCGTCGGACGGATCGATCTGCGCCCACAAAAACATGTGCGGTTTACGCGGGTGAGGGTCGATCACGAACACCGTCGGCCACCGGGGGCGGATTTCGAACTCCTCGACGTGGCAATAGTCCACCAGATCGGCAGATCCCGTCTCCGGACACTTGCCATCGATCGGAAACACGTTCTTGCCCGCCGCATGCGACCAGGTCATCGGAATATCCGTGAACCCAGGGTGCACTCGGTTCGAAAAGCGGATCGGCCGGCCGTACAGACGCACATTCTTCGTGTCTTCGGACCACTTTTTGGCCTGTTCCGACACCGAACGCTGGTCCAGCGTCGTGTTTTCCTCGGTCCACAACTCAAACCAGTCAATATCGGGGTTTTTGTTCGGTCCCTGCTGTCCCGGCTCGTAAATCTCGTCGAAAATCCAGTCTACAGGGATCGTCGGGTCATCCGGCCACGTCATCGCGAGCAAAACCTGCCCGTTTACACGCATCGTGCGCGCCTGGGACTCGCGAAACATCGCCAGCTTCGGCGGTTCGTCCATCACGATGATGTGGAAGTCACCAGAAGCCGCATCCGCCGCATTTTGCTCATGAGACATGAAGTGGATCATCGATTGACCCATCACTTCGTCCAGATTGTCCGGATTTCGGCACAAAACGTGCAAAGTCAGGTGCTTTTTCGACCAGGATCGGTCCCACGACGCATCCACCAGGCACATTTTCGGGATCCAGCCCCAGTGGCCACGCTCCCCGCCCGGCAAATCAACGCCCGTCCACTTCCACCACATCAACTTCGGCAGGATAATCTGCTCCAGAACCGTCGTCAGGGACTGCACAATGATGCGCACATTGATCGGACCACGAAACTGAGGCCGCAAATCGTCCCGCACACTGTCCGGAATGACGCCCGTCGCCAGCGCCATCGCCTTCACCATCGCCGTCGTCGTCTTGCCGCTGTTCGAAACGATCACGTAATCTCGCGTGATGTAGCAATGCGCCGCATGCCCGACCTCGATGTCGCCAGTTTCAGTTACACGGGACGGCTTGGCAGAGCGGCAAACGCGGCGCGTATAGTCAATCTCCCGGCCGACCTGCGACGGCGCGAACTTCCGCTTGATCGACACCGGAGGCATCTCGTTCAAGCGCCAGTACACCCGGAAGGAATTGACCTGCGTTTCCCGCTGCGATCTCGTCACGCGCGGCGACGAACTGGCCTTGCCACCCAACGACCGGACCAAGAGGCAAAAATCTTCTGCAAGACGTGGCGAGCAGGTCGAAAACTCATTCGTGCTTCCGTCCGTGTCGATCAGCCCAGCCAACAGCTGCATGCGGTCCTCGCGGCTCGCCATCAGATACTGCCTTGGAATAAACTTGGTGTAGCTGTTCGTTCCGTCCAGGCTGTGCAAGCGCATCGCATCAATCAACGGGTTAGCTTTGCCACCAATGTTTCCGCGCGAAATTCCGTACGTGCATTTCGAAATGTGCCTCAATTCGCAGCCATATTCTTCAACCAGTTCCCGAACTCGATCCAGAACACCTTCATCAGTGTTCGAGAATTTGACACCGGCTTTCGATAATTCTCCATCACCAAGCAGGACGCCAAGCAAATACGGATGGATCGGCTTCAGCCCACGCGGCGCAAACTGGATGTCTCGCGGCGACACGCAGGAAATCCGCTTCGACGGGTTCTTCGAACCGCGCCGGTTGATCGGCTCAATGTAGTCGCCAAGCCTGCGCTTGTGCGCCTTCTTCTCGTTGCCCTTCGTCGTCTTGCGGCCAGACATCAGGTACATCGGAACCATGTGCTCCTCGGTCGCCTCGAACCAGCCACCGTCGGAGAACTCGACCTTGTAGACCTGCTTCGTCCCGGATCGCCACAGATGCGTAACTGGCGCCGGCACCGCAACTCCTGTCTCAGGATCCGCCGCCATCACCATGTCGCCAAGGCAAATCTCGCCCAGCGGCTTCCACGTCGCGTCGGCCATCAGCACAGGCGCATCAAGCGGCAAGCAACCGTTGCCGCCGCCAATCCCCACCAACCGCGCCCGAGACTTGAAAATCAACTTCGTCCGCGGATTCGGCGGCTCGTACCGCAGCAACTGCATCTCCCGGCGGTCCTGCGCGTCCAGCCGCAGCAGCTGCTCAAGCGAGTACCGGAACGCATCCCCCGGCAAATTGTTCAGCTGACCCGCATCCAGTTTCGTCAGATCGAGATACGTGTCGCCAATCCGCGGCATCAGCCACCTACCAGCTGGTCAAGGAACTCCATCAGCAACATCCGGTCCGTAAACACATGCTCGACCCGCTCGTTGCGCTTGTGCCAGACCTCAACCCACCAGCCGCCCTCGACAACCTTGACCGTGAACGTCATTAAAACCTTCCGCCCGTCCTGTATGTGGGACGACGCGCCGGCTGTTGCGGCGGCTGCTGCGGCGCGCGCTCATCGTAGACGACATTCCCATTATCATCGACCAGCTGGTCCTTCTCATTCCAACGAGGCGCACCGCGCGTGGCCCAGCGGCTCTCGTTGGAAAATGACCTGTGGTAAGGAGTCTTGTAAGTATCAGGGTAATGCGGCCTGCCATCATTCTCGTTGACAGTCGTGCGCGCTCTCCCATCACCACCCTGCTGCGCCTGCCAATAGCCCCGCATGTCGTAGTCAGAATAGGGGTCGTCAGGGTCAAACGGGACGCGGTTCTGCTGAACCCACTGTCGGAAGGCCCGCTCCTGATCCGGAGGAAGCTGGGCTTGATAAGGCCCAGGCCGCGCATAACGCGACTTTGGCGGCTCGCGCCTAGAACCCCGACCATCTTTCGCAAAGCCAAGACCAGCCATGATTAACCCTTTCTCTCTGTAGGCAACTTGTCCTGGAACGGCGCCGTCTTGTTGAAAACCTGCTCCTTCACCGTCTCCGAAATCACCCGCGGCTCAACCGACGAGTCCTCCGTATACGTC